TAAATTGGAGTGGTGCTAAAATACACAAATCTGCCTCTGGTAATTATGCTAGTGAAAATTTCACTGCAGATATGAGATGGATAAAAGGTTCAACTCCTTATGATCCAACCCAGACAACTATCACTGTGCCGACACAAGCGCATACTCATGTCACAAACACAAAACTATTAATGAACAATACATCAGATTTTGCAATTTATTCCAATACAGCAAATGCAACAATAGTGACCGCAGGTACTGCTCAAACGGATACTTCTGTTAGAAAATTCACTACATCTTCATCAATGAAGTTTGATGGAAATAGTGATTATGTCAAATGGTTGCAACCAGGAGGTCTAGGTGGTGGAGATTTCACCGTTGAAATGTGGATATACCTTCTTAGTGGCGGGCCTGTTAACCAATCATTTTGGTCATGTAACAGAGCAACAAATGTTGGGTTCAACATGGGTATCAACAGTCAAAAGAAACTCAGTATATATGCAACATCACCATCAACTCCGATTGTAGGGACTAGTGCTTTTGCCCTTAATACATGGATTCATGTTGCTTTGGTTAGGCATAATGGAACCATAACATTTTATGAGAACGGAACTGCATACGCAGATGATTGGGCCACAACAAATGACTTTACAGGTGACACCTTCATGCTTGGTGATACTGCTAATAATTCTCCTGGATCTGGGTTATTAGCGGCAAATTCGGGTGAGTATTGGAATGGGTATATTCAAGACTTCAGGTTTGTAAAGAAAGCAGTATATACCGGCAACTTTACTGCACCAACGTCTGAATTAACTATAGGATTATAAAGGATATATAAACATGTTATCAATAATAGGTTCACTTATCGGGTTTGCATCATCCGCAGTTCCTGCAATTACAGATTCGTTTAAAGACAAAGCAGATAAGAAACACGAAATTGAAAAAATGAAAACCATGGCCGAACTTCGCTCTCAGGGTTATGACCATGAAATTAAAGTATATGAACAGATGGGAGCAGATAAAGAACACGATAGATTAATACAACATGATATTTCAATTAACAAAGGGTCTGGATTTATCTCTGGTCTACAAAGGTCAGTTAGACCAGTTATTACATATGCATTCTTTGGACTATTTGCTACAATTGAAATTACTCTTTTAATGGATGCTCTAGATAAGGGCACTGAATTCTCTGAAGCTATTGGACTATTATGGGATGAAGACACAAAGGCAATCTTTGCCGCAATTATTTCATTTTGGTTTGGCTCAAGAGCTATTGATAAAGCAAGGAAAAAATAATGAGTGACATGCGTAAACGAATACTAGAAGCAGTAAAAGACCACGCCAAAGGCAATCTTGCTGTACATAAAACAAATGTGGAAATATATTTAAGCAATCCAGCTGGTATTGGAGAACATTCTGATATCACAGAATCAGTCGTAAATGAGATAGAAAAAATTGCTAGGTGGCAAGACGTTCTTCATATTATTGAAGATCATTTTGAGTAGATAGAAATTCTATTTCAATATAAAAAATAAAAAAAATATTTTTATTAAAAGCGCACTTCTAAGCTAAAATAAAGCTTTACAAGAAGTGCGTTTTGCTATATAATACTACATATAAATTAAAACAATCCGAAATCGAGGTACACTGATGGCTACACAAAACGTAGACACAAGAGAGTTTTTGTCTCAAACGAAATTTTATGATTCATATTCTCGCTTTAAAGAAACAGGTAACGGCGGCTACGAATCGTGGGATGAAGCTGTAGACCGAGTGCTAGAAATGCACGAAAAGAATTACGCAGGTTATGAAAATACATTAAGACCATATCTAGAAGAAGCACGGGCAGCTTATAAAGAACAGCGTGTCCTTGGTGCTCAGAGAGCTTTACAATTTGGTGGCGACTCTCTTATGAAACACCAGATGAGAATGTACAACTGTACATCATCTTATGCAGACAGACCTGAATATTTCGGTGAATATTTCTATATTCTTCTTTGTGGTGCTGGTGCAGGATTTTCTGTACAGTCGCATCACATTGCTAAACTGCCTAATATTCAGCAACGTACAAAGCAGGCAAAAGGTTATATTGTAGAGGACTCTATTGAGGGTTGGGCATCTGCACTTGATGTTCTGATGTCTTCTTACTTTGTTGGCGGTGGTAAGTATCCAGAGTATGAAGGTCGTAGAGTATTCTTTGACTTGACAAACATTCGTCCAAAAGGCGCAAAAATCTCTGGTGGATTTAAAGCACCAGGACCAGAAGGTCTTCGTAAGTCGCTAGACAAAATTGAATTGATTTTACAAAGTCTTGTAATTGATTCAAAGGAGCCTCTAGCAATTAAGCCAATTACAGTGTATGATATCTGCATGCATGCCGCTGATGCTGTACTATCAGGTGGTGTTCGCCGTTCAGCTACAATTTGTCTGTTCTCACCTGAAGATGATGAGATGATGAATGCTAAGACGGGCAATTGGTTTATTGATAATCCACAACGTGGTCGTTCAAATAACTCTGCCGTAATCGTAAGAGATGAAGCAACACCTGAAATGTTTGCAAAGATTATGGAATCTGTTAAGTCGTTTGGTGAGCCAGGCTTCTACTTCACAACTTCAAAAGAACACACAACAAACCCTTGCGTTGAGATTGGCATGTTCCCACAGTATAAGGGGAAATCAGGTTGGCAAGGTTGTAACCTAACAGAAATCAATGGCGGTATGTGTAAAACAGAAGAAGACTTCTATACAGCATGTAGAGCAGGTGCCATTCTTGGTACACTACAAGCTGGTTACACAGACTTTAAATTCTTGTCTGATACATCTAAGAAAATTTTTGATCGTGAAGCACTTTTAGGAGTTTCTATTACAGGTTGGATGAATAATCCAGATGTACTATTTAATGAAAAAATTCTAGAAAAAGGTGCAGAGATTGTAAAAGATATCAACAAGAGAGTAGCAAAGATTATTGGAATCAATGCCGCGGCTCGTACAACTTGTGTTAAGCCTTCTGGTAATGCTTCTGTTCTATTGCAAACTGCTAGTGGTATTCATGCAGAACATTCAGCGAAGTACATTCGTAATATTCAAATGAATAAAGAATCTGAAATCACACAAGCAATCATGAAATCTAATCCTTACATGGTTGAAGAATCAGTTTGGTCAGCAAACGGAACTGATGTTGTTATTTCTTATCCTATTATTCCTAATAAAGGTTCGATGTACAAAGATGAATTGCTTGGTGTAAAACACCTTGAGCTTGTAGCGAAAGCTCAGAAGCACTGGGTAATTGCTGGCACAAATGAAGACCTTTGTGCAGACAAGGGTATTCGTCACAACGTATCAAACACTATCATCGTAGACGATTGGGATGAAGTAGAAAAATATGTGTTTGAAAATCGTTACTCATTTTCTGGTATCTCTTTCTTAAGTATGTCTGGTGATAAAGATTATAATCAAGCACCAAATACTGCAGTGATTGATGAAAAAGAAATGGTTAAGAAATATGGTGGTGCATCAATCTTTGCTTCAGGTCTTGTTGTAGATGCGCTAAAAGTGTTTCCTAATCTATGGGACGCTTGTGCAACTGCACAGGGATTTGGCTTAGATATTTCTTTAGAATCGTCTGAAAATTCTGCTAGACAAGACTGGGTGCGAAGATTCGAAAACTTTGCTAATAGCTATCTAAAAGGTGATATCAAAAAGACCGAGCATTGTTTGAAAGATGCGTTTCTTTATCATAAATGGAATAAAATTCAACAGCACTTAAAAATGCCAAACTGGAACGAAGATCTCACAGAACAAGTGTTTACTGATGTGGATACTTTAGGAGCCGCGGCATGCGCTGGTGGTGCTTGTGAAATCGATTTCTAGTCCTTGTGTTAAGATATGCAAGGTAGAAGATAATATCTGTATAGGTTGCGGTAGATCACTCTCTGAAATAAGAGAATGGTCTACTGCTACAAACAAACGCCAAGTAGAAATAAAGGAATTAAGTGGAAAACGAATTCAAAATAGAATGTGAAGAGTGCGATAATGTAACTGTCATACTAACTGAAACGCAAGACACACCTGAGTTTTGCCCCATATGTGGACGTAGGGCTGATGTAGAGGATATAACAAATAGCAATGGCTAAACCAAATGAAGATTTTAAATTATCAGTAGAAGAACTTGCATTGATTGAAATGTCTTTGATAGCATTTAGAATTACTCAAGATAATAGACAACAAGAAATACAAGACCTTCTTGCTAAGTTCTATCACCAAAAAGTTTGGTATCGTCCAAAAGGCACATACGTTTCTGGATAATATATAGTTGTATGTGGTTATATGAAAATGAAGAATACGATAAACAACCAGATGAATACCAAGGATTTATCTACGTTATCACAGAACTGGATACAGGTAAAAAGTATCTCGGTAAAAAGAACTTTTGGCGCCCTAAGGTATTACCAAAAAATTCAAAAAGAACTAGGCGAGTACGAACCAAAGTCCCAAGTGACTGGCGAGAGTATTATGGATCTAGTAAGGAACTCTCCCTACTCGTTGAACAGCGAGGGCCAGATAATTACAAAAGAGAAATTATAAGGCTTTGCCACACCAAAGGGGAAATGTCATACTTCGAAGCTAAGGCTCAGTTTGACAACGATGTGCTTATATCGGACGAATGGTATAATCAGTTTATAGGCTGTAAAATCCACGCTAGACATCTTCCTCCGTGGTTAAATAAATCAAAATAAAATTATAAGTTACTGTTTTTATTCAAAATAAAAATAACGATTTCGCTTGACATTTACCAAATTATCTGATATATTCTATGTATAAGATGAGAAATGAAAAGAGAGAGATAAATCTATGGATAAAGTTAATTACGTAACTAACGAGAACGGCGTAATCAAAATGTTCACCAATCGGACGAATTTGGTTGGCTTTGCTAAAACTGCAAAAATGATTGCGTATGTTCTGCAGACAAGAGGTTTAGCAGATAAAGTCTATACGGGTCCGATGACTGAAGATATGGCTGATATGTGGCTCGAAGGAAGATTGATGGCACTAAAATTTGCCTGCAATGAGTATACCAGAAAAGTTTAAATTAAATGAATTTAGTGCTTGACATTCTGGATATTCCTGCTATACTATAAAGACAATAAAGAGAGAGGTTGTTATGGAAATCAAAGAAATTGTAAATGTGTTAACAGATTTCATCACGTATGTAGATGACTTCTACAATGCTAAGAGTGGTATTTACCCTATCAAGGGTATGACTGATAAAATGGTTCTGAATGCTGTTCAAAAGCATATCGCAGACCCAGCTACTGACTTTGCGGCTGACACTTTTGATAGAGAAAAAGTTCGCGACATTATTCTTACCGACAACAATCTGTTATTTGGAGACTTTTAATTATGGAATACACTTACTTGAAAACAAAAGTTAAAGTTATCGCTATGTCAGAATTGACTGCATTGCAAAACGCTTATATCGAAGCTGAAAAGAATAACCAAGAATGGCTTATGCAGTCAATGGCAAAAGTGTTCGAAGATATTGATCTTGGTAAAATTCTAATACGAGAGGATGCATAATGGGATTACATATTGAAGTTTATAAAAATGGTAAGTGGGACTGCACCAACGGTGGTGTAACATCAAAAGATATTCAAGGTCTTTGCATTACAAACTGTGATGGTCCATTTGACCCTTGTGATGCTTACCCTGCCGCTGAATTAGTTTCTCGTAAGATTGGCTCTAGAACGATTGTCAATATTGTTCCTACTGCAGAGATTGAAAAGAAATCTTGGACTATGTTTGGTGGTCATTACGGCGCCACATCAGACAGTCGCTTCTCAGAAAAGATAGAAGAAATGCTAGGTTCTATCTTTTATGGTGCCGTACCCATTCATGACCGCGTGGAGTAATATAGATAATGATAGGTGATAGTGTAAAACTTAAAGGTAAATCTCGACACGGTAAGAACCGTATCAATCAATTTGGTGATTCATTTACCGTAATTGATATTCGTCCACACATTGCTACAACGGCACACCGCGAATGTATTGGACCATTCGCTTGGCTTAATTGTGCCCAACCAAACTTACTAGCGGGCAGTCGTTGGATTGCCCTCAGTGGTGATGACCCAGACTTTGAGGTAATTAAATGATTTTAGTTGATTTCAACGGCATAGCAATTGCGACTGTCGTTATTAATAAAGTGATTGATGAAGAAATGATTCGTCACATGATTCTGAATTCACTCAGAATGTATAACTTAAAATTTCGAAAAGAATATGGTGAGATGATTCTATGTTGCGATTCCAGAAATAACTGGCGCCGCGAGTATTACCCGCAATACAAGGCTGGTCGTAGAAAAGGTCGTACTGAATCAGATATTGATTGGAATAAAGCATTCGACATTCTAAATAAAGTTCGTAGTGAAATACGCGAAAACTTTCCGTATAAAGTTATTGAAGTCGAAGGATGTGAAGCAGATGATATTATCGGCACACTTGTTGCTAATACCCAAGCGTTTGGTCAGTATGAAAACGTAAAGATTGTTTCCGCTGACGGTGACTTCAAGCAACTTCAAGCGTATAAAAATGTAAGTCAGTTTTCACCACTTCTTAAAAAAGATGTAGTTGATGATTCACCTAAAGCCAATCTTCGTATAAAGATTATTAAGGGTGACGCTGGTGACGGTGTACCAAACGTGCTATCAGATGATAATGTATTTGTAGAAGGTATTCGTCAAACTCCTGTAACTAAGAAAAAACTTGAGGGTATTATTCAAGAGCTAGAGCATGACGCGGTTATCTACGACACATGGTATCGTAACTTTCAACGTAATCAAACGCTCATAGATCTCAGCTATACTCCAGACCATCTCAAGTCTAAAATAATAAATGAGTATCAAGCACAAAAACCTGCTTCAAATAGAAGTCTAGTGCTTCCATTTCTTATAAATAAAAATATGAAGCAGTTAATTGAATCAGTTGAGGAATTCTTATAAGATGTTAAAATATGTATTCGAGGTTTTGCAAGAAGCCGCAAAGCAGAAGAAAAAAGAAGATAAGGCTCGTACTCTAAAACAGCACGAATCTTGGGCTCTCAAAGATATTTTGAGAGGAACATTCGACACTAAAGTAGTATGGAACTTACCGAAAGGTAATGTGCCATACGAAGCATCAGGACCAAACAATCACCCATCTAGTCTTTTACGAGAGAATACAAAGTTTAAATACTTCGTAAAAGGAATCGAAGAGTGTGATTCTTTGCCTGCATATAAAAGGGAAAAAATATTCCTTGGTATACTTGAAGGTGTACATCCCGAAGAAGCAAAGGTTCTTGTTAATATGATTAATAAGAAACCACCAAAGTCGATTAGTCGAACTGTAGTACAGGAGGCATTTCCTGGTCTATTACGAGACTAATTATCATCCCTATTCAACTTCACTTGCGGGTGTGTGCTTCGGCGCATGCTCGTTTTTGTTTAAAGGAACTCCGATGCCAATTACTCAAATCGAAAGACTTAAGAACGACCTGAATGAACTAGAGGCATATGCTAGTAAGCTTATCGCTAAAGGCAAAAAGATGGAAGCTAAGAATATTCTTAAGAAAAGAGAATTTATGGTAAAAACATTAAAAACTAACGGAGTCCAACTATCTACATAAAACACATAAATAGTGGTTGACAACTAATCAAAACTTTAGTATAATAATATTATGAAAACGATAAGAATGATTCTAGTGCGAGGTTAGTATCCAGATTATGAATATATTTATTTTATCAGAAGATCCAGTCACTGCGGCTCAAATGCAGTGTGACAAACATGTTGTAAAAATGATTGTAGAATCAGCGCAAATGTTGTCCACTGCACATAGAGTGCTTGACGGTAAACTCATGCTTAAGCCATCTAAGTCTGGCAAGCGCATGATCAAATACTGGTGCTTATTCGAAGGCGCTGATGATCTAGAAGCAGAAATTTTATACTACAAAGCTGTTCACATGGGTCATCCCTGTACTGTTTGGACTACTTTATCTAGTGGTAATTATCGTTGGCATTATGAGCATTTTGTTGCGCTTTGTGACGAATATACATACAGATATGGTAAAGTACATAAAACGGATTCTCTTCTGAGATCTGCACTATGGACTTTACCTCGTAATATTGATGACGGTCCTTTGACACCATTTGCTCTTGCTATGGGTTCTAATCCAGAATGCATGTTTAGCGATGCTGTTAAGTCTTATCGTCTATATTACAAAACAAAACAAGATAGGTTCAAAATGGCATGGACTAATCGTAACGTACCAAATTGGTTTATGGAGACAGTTAATGGATAAACTGGATAAATTAGAATTTTTATATAATGAGATCGAACTTGCAAAGTCAAGATTGGAACCTCATGACACCGGGCATATTAATACTGCCATTAGCTGGCTATATAATAGAGTAGCAGAAACGAAGGAGGAGATTCGCAGTGCCTCTCTACACAGTAAAGAATCTTAAAACAAACGAAAAGTGGGATATTAATTGTCCCTATGATGAACTACAATCAATACTGGATGAAAATTCAGATATTGTAAAAGTATTGTCAACACCCGCCTTTGTATCCAGTACACAGACGCATGCTAATTCTAATACTAGTGATGGATGGAAAGAACATTTAGGTAGAATCAAAAAAGCCTCTGGCAGAAATAACACTATTAAACTATGAGTAGCAAATCAAAAGCAACCCTCAACGATTTAATTACGCATGAGCCTATTACCGAGAATCAAAGAAAAGCATATGATTCTTGGGATGATGGTGAAAATCTTGTATTAGCTGGTAGTGCTGGTACTGGTAAAACGTTTATTGCCCTGTATCTTGCTCTTGAAACAATGTTAGAAAAAACTACTCCCCAAGATAAGATTATTATCTTTCGTTCAGTTGTTCCTACTCGTGATATTGGTTACTTGCCAGGAACATTGGCAGAAAAAATGGCACCATATGAGATTGCATATCAAGGTATTGTGCATCAATTAGTTGGGAATGATGCTGGCTGGAATAGGCTTACAACATCAAAACAGATTGAATTTATGTCTACATCGTTTATTCGCGGACTTACTATTGATAATGCTATCATAATCGTAGATGAAATGCAGAACCTTAACTTTCATGAATTAGATTCTGTTATCACTCGTGTCGGTGAAAACTGTAGAATTATCTTTAGTGGTGACTACAATCAATCTGATTTCAAAGATGGCTTTGAGAGAGAAGGAATTCAAAAGTTTCTTAGAATTGTTGAACACCTTAAGAACTTTAATACTATTCAATTTGGATGGCAAGATATTGTTCGTTCAGATTTTCTCAGAGATTATATTATGGCAAAGGAAATGTTGGGATATAAGTAATGTATCGTGTTAGTGGTTATTTTAGGAATCGCAGGGTCGTAGAAACATTTCACAACTTATATGATGCGATTGAGTTTAAAGATGTAGTGGATGCAAATTATCCACTAAGAGTAACATTTGAAAAAGGAGTTTATCCGATGCAAACATTTATAGTAGATTGTTGGAATACAATCATGGATCATAAAATGAATCCATTAAGTAATATTCCAGACTTAGGTGTAAGGCATGTTGTTATGCAAGGCCTTGCGTGGATGTGGTGTATTATCTTTAGTATGAGTTTAGGTTCTATTACAGTATTCGGTGTGAGTGCAGTAGCCCATGCTTTGTTTATTGCTGGTATTGTACTAACGGTAGGCACATTTGAAACTGCAAGACGTAGACCAACATACTTTGGAGGTCTTGGTCGAGGCAATGGTGGAGAACATGAATAATGTTAACTTTGTACATGAAACTGTTAATCTTGGATACAGTGACTTGGTTGCGGATACACAGCCAACTGGTCGGACTTATTCTACTCCTGATGGTACTAAGTATCCTAGCATTACAACAGTATTAAGCATTTTAAGTGAAGATTCTATACGCGCATGGAAGAAACGTGTGGGCGAAGAAGAAGCTAATAAAATTAGTACCAAGGCATCTGGTCGAGGTACTGCCGTTCATGAGATTATAGAAAGTTATTTGAATAATGAAACTACTGAAAAATATATGCCGCACGTTAAACAAAGCCTCAATAATGTTCGTCCGATTCTTGATGAAAGACTTGGTAAAATATACGGTCTTGAGGTACCTCTTTATTCTGCTCATCTTGGACTCGCTGGTCGGGTTGATTGTGTGGCTGAGTTCGATGGTGTACCATCTATTATAGATTTCAAAACATCAAAGCGTGTTAAGAAAAAAGAATGGATTTCTAACTACTTTGCACAGATGGCAGGCTATGCTGTGATGTGGGAAGAACGTACAGGCAGACCAATTACCAATACTGTGGTAATCATGGATGTTGATGATAACGAGGCTCAAGTATTCAAAGAGCATAGAGATAACCACATCAATCTTCTCATCGATACCAAAAAAGAATACGATAGACGAAAACTTTTTGGACATTAATTCATTTTAATTGAAAATAATGCTTGACATTTACCTAAAAGTGTGCTAGGATATAAAGACAATAGAGAAAGAGGAGTTTCCTATGCCACAAATTTTCAGAGTTTACCAAATCATTCTTGATGAAGCCCTTGCGGATCTTATCAATAAAGAAGGCTGGGAATGCCACACCAAAGCCGTGGCTTATATGTCAGCCATTCATACCGGTCAAGTAAAGCTTGGAGTAGAAAATCGATGTTACAGCCACGTTTCAAGCGTTGTAGCAGATGACTTGGAACATGTCTTCGAAGTTTGTAATATTGGTCCCGATGATCGCATTACAAAGCATGCTAGGTGTAGAAGCCTACGCGTAGGAGACATTGTAGGAAATGCGGACGGTGATTACTTTGCTGTTGCCAATGTTGGCTTCACGCCTCTATCACCAACACTTCAGAAGTTCATGGAGTATTTCGATACTTTGGATAGAGAGCTAAGTTGTGCTTGACATTATAACAAATCTGTGTTATAATTTGTATATAAAATAAAAAAGAAAGAGAGAATATATGACGATATTTTTAGATATGGATGGAGTGATTGCAGACTTCTTTGGTGGCTTTGCCAAAGCTTCTGGAGTTGACCATTGGAAATCAATTCAAGATCGAGAGATTGCTTTTGCAAAGATTGCAAATACAGATTTCTTTAATACACTAGAAACCTTTGGTAATGATTCCCGGCGAATTATAAAATTTGTAGAAAAAGTTTCTGGTGGTGATTGGGGAATCTGTTCTTCACCGTTGCGTGGAGATACGATGAATTCTGCATACTGGAAACGAGTTTGGCTTCAACGTCATGATTTTGTTCCACCACTTATTGAGAACATGGTCTTCACTAGCAATAAAGAAAAGTGGGCTATGAGTAAACTAGATCGTGGTCAAAACATTCTTATTGATGATAAACCACAAAATATCACTAAGTGGAAAGCCGCTGGTGGTATTGCTATTCGCTTTCAATGTAACGAAGATGACATTGATGAATATCTCTTTCCTGAAATAGAAAAGGCTCTTGCATGAATCATATGACAATTTGTAATTTAAGAACTGAATATGAAGAGCTTGCAAAAGCTTTTTCTAGATCTTGTGGGAATGGTTCTAGTATAAATACACTAGAGTGGTTCGTAAACAATGGTTATAAGTCTAATCGTTTACGCTTTGGTTATGAGAGGGCAATGGAAATTGCCAAATTACTTATAGCGGAGCATAAGAATGTCAGAAGAGATCAGACAGAAAGTAGCGATAGCACGAAAAACTATTGATGGATTAGAGGAAGCAGATAGTGATGGTGATGGGCATATTACTGCCCAAGAACTTGAAATGCATATGGAGTTCAAACGTAAAGAACTTGAAGATGCAGATGCACAAAGAGATGCTATGAGAAAAATGACTTGGTTTGCATTATTTGGTATGTTGCTTTATCCAGCAATCATTTTAATTACAACATTAGCTGGACAAGATAAAGCCGCTCAATTGATTAGCGATATTGCTCCCACATATTTTGTGTCCATATCAGTTTTAGTTGCGGCATTCTTTGGCGCCGATGCTGTAAAAGGTAAACCATCAGCAGGTAAAAAATGAGTACCTTTTTAGAATACTTAAATGAGAAAACTGTTACTAAGCAAGACTTAGATGGTATTGAAAAATACGCTGATAGATTGTACAAAGCAGTAGGCATTGATGTAGAGTTTACTCGCCACTTTTTAGATAGAGTAAATGATGCTAGAAACAAAAAAGATATTACCGTATCAGAACTTGTAAGAATGTTCAAACAATCTTTTAAGAAATACGGTAAGAAGATTGCTTCACTGGGACCTGACGCTGAAGCTGTACTAACTGATATGCAGACTGATGTTAATATGCCGTTTGTCTTAAAATGGAATGGTAAAGAATTAGAATTGATTGCAAAAACTGTTATGAGAAAAACGAACTTTGCAACAAGTAATCAGAAACTAACATTTAAGTAAGCACTATATAATTGAAGTAAGCGAGTGATATGAATAATTTAGTATTTCAATATTATATTCCATATGAGATGGGTGATAAAGACTTAGGTGGCGTAGATATGCCAGACTGGGCAAATGCTGGTAAGCGTTCTGCTCAAGAATATGCTAAGATTTGTGGCGCAGAGTACATGCTCGACCATTCACGGTACTTCAAGCATATCGACCCACGACTTGATTCCACAAAAATAATTTTCGACACACGGTTTGATAAGTATGATATGATTCTTTCTATGGATCTGGACATGCTTATAGCAACCCGTGAAAATATATTTAATTTAAAAGTTGATGACATTGCAATGGTTCACGAGCTTGGTGTTCATACCGGTGGACCAGCAGGCTGGATGCGTAACGTTATGGATGTGCCTATACATCAACGTGGCATTATTGCTTATGGTAAAAAGTTGTTTGGTGATGATTGGATGTTTCCTAAATCTTCTCTCTATCCAAATGAAAGATTTCGTTATTTGAATGGTGGGCTACAGCTATGGACTCGTGAGGGTCGAATAAAAGCGAGACGGCATTTCACATCCATTGATGACTATGTTATTCATACTCGCTATACAGAACAGATGTATGTTAATCTGCAACTATCACAGCCTATTTTTAATGTGACAGAACTTGATACTAGCTGGAATAGAATGCCTTATCAGTGGGGTAAACAACAGCCTGATGGTAAGATAAATCATTTCCTTGCACGTACTAAATTTAACATGCCAAAACTTGAACATACGGAGCTAAGTATATGGGACAATACCTAGAAATTGCGGCAGATAGAGCAAGAGGATTAAATTGGACAGTAGTTAATATGTCCGATAGACCTGGTGTTGATAGCCTCGACTTGACAAATTTACCTACACCATATGCTGATAATCAGTTTGATGGAATTTACTCAGAACATTTTATTGAACACATGCACAAATATCAAGGCATAAATTTTCTTAAAGAAGCGAAGCGTATTCTGAAGCCAGGTGGTACTATTCGTACTGTTTGGCCACCACATGAGTTTGTAGAAAAGCTTGTGAGTGATGAAGCCCTTACTGCAGACGAAGATGAATTCGTTCATCACTATCATCAATTCTATGTTGTTAAGCATAAGTTTGCACCTCCTGGAAATGAACACCGTAGTAAAAGAGAACAATGTGCTTTAGGTCTTTTACATCAGCATGGCGAACATCTCTATGTTTGGGGCAAAGATGAACTTATGAATACTCTAAAAGAGCTTGGATTTAAAAATGTAAAAGAGTGTGGATATGGTGAAAGCACAGTAGTTGATTTCAATGGTATCGAAACACCTGGTAAGATCAGAGCGTTGCATTCTGCAGTCGTTGAGGCTAAAGTATGGTAACACTTATCATAGACAAAGTATCAATTAATGATACTAAAAAGATTCTCCATGCTTGGTTTCCTCTCTTTCACAAGCATGGAGAAGTCCAATTCATAATTAACTCATCAGATATTCTTTTGCCTAGTGCTAAGAATTTATCAATTGAAAACGATCTTTTACGAAACTTAATAAAGCGGGCAAGAAATAAAACAGTATTTGTTACTGATGTTACATGCTTACCAACATATAGAATGATGACTTTACTAAGCTTATTGGGCGATAGAAACTGTACCATTATTCCGAAATGGCATGAATATTCTAATCCTATTCTAGAAGGTTCTGAGACTAATTCATATTCAGTCTTGAGAGACCAATATAATGGTGAAAGTATCAAAGAATATATAACTAAGTACAGTCCGAAAATCTATAACAAAGGAGAAATGTATTTTGTCTAATTTAATATATCAGTACTGGCAAGGTCCCATGAAGCCTGGAGTAATTGCAAGTACTACTCTTATGAAAAAGTATGCAGAATCTATTGGGGCAGAATACCGTTTTGATCATAATATCACAATTGCAAGCAAATTTGTTAATGTGCCAATTTATTATGAGCCAGCTAATCCTTTAGTTGATGCTTCGTTTGATGAATACGACAATGTTGCTCTTGTAGATATTGATGTTTTTCCAGTAGAAGGATTGACAGACAGTATGTTTGATCTGCTTGACGGTGAAGATGCTGGTATCTGTACTGAACCAAAGCAACCATACTTTAGAACAATCTATGCATCGGGTGGTATCACAAGCAATATTGACAAGAAATGGGCTGAAGTCTGTAAAAAGAATTGGGGAGTAGTTTACCCTGTCGATGAAAAGAAACGACCAGAAGTGTTTAACACAGGTGTTGTTGTTATCTCAAAGGCTGGTCTAGCAAAGATGAAAGCTGAGTGGCCAACATTTCAAGATTATGTTAATCAGATGAATGGCTTTCCTAAATTCTACAGGCTATTTCAAGATTATTTCTCAGCGTTTATCCATTTACCTGGATTTAAATTAAAGCGTTTGCCAAACGAATGGAACTGCTATATGCATAAGGTAGGCTCTCATCCAAATGCTAAGATTGGCGACAATAGAGGTGATAATGCTAAGCTAGTTCATGTAATGTTCCGTACTGCAGATGACTGGCCAGCTGAAGCTTTATGGCAAATTGTCAACAGTCCTGTATCAGAATGGAATCTACCTGTAAATGCGAATTGGCCAAATGATGGGTAATATCGTTCTACAACATTTTGACGGCGAACTTAGACCTCTTGATAAATTGTCTATGGCAAATATTCAAGAGTATGCTAAAATGGTTGGAGCAGATTATAAATTAATTACTGGTAAACCATTCCGTGAACATCTAACTTCGCCTTGTCAAAAAGTACACATGCTTCATGAAGAGTTTGATAAGTATGACCAAGTGCTTATGGTTGACATTGATATGTTTGCACCTAAGGGCATGACAGACAACGTATTTGAACTTGAAGGCATTGGACTGTATGCAGAAGTCCAACAGATGCTTCATAAAAAGATTGCGAATCAGTATCCACATATTGCTAGTTATATGGCTCCTTATTGGGGTGGTGCAATATATAAATTTGATTTGAAAACAAGAAAAAGTCTTCGAAGTCATCTTGGTGGTATCAGCGAAGATTGGATGAATAATTACAATAAGCTTTATCATTTCGAAGACGAGGGTATCATTCACACTCTAGCACAAAGAGCGGGCATGAGAGTTGCCCATAAATATATTCTAGACCGTCGTTGGTGTCAATGTTCTTTCTTACCTAATCCAGAAAATGCAGGTTTTATTCATGTAAGAACAAAAATAACACCTCAAGGTCCTAAGCGTGAGAAAATGCAAAACTATAATGCACTTGTAGAAGCAGGAATTTTATAGTTTACTTTTGAGTTATAATGTGATATAATGTAATTATGATTGAAAGAGTTTATATACCTACGGTACGTAGATGTGATAATCAAATAACGTTTGATAATCTTCCTAAAGAATTACAGGAACGGGTCGTTATGGTCGTTGACCCAAACGAGCGTCATTTATATAATTACCCGTGTGAGTACCTTGAGATACCAGAAAAGCTAGTCGGCACTTGGACACAACTAGCAGAGACTAGATTGCTCATTCACAAACACGCTGGTGCAATTAAATATTGCGTTGCTGATGATGACCTTATCATTAAGCGTAGAAATGCAAAATATTGGACAGGAAAGTCCAATATGGAAAAGTCCAAAGAAACTGCCACACCAAAAGAAATATTGAATATGTTTGAAACATTTAGTGAATGGCTAGATGAAACTGACATTGGTATTGTAGGGTGTTCTGAAGGTACAGCACCACCTGCGGCTACAGAATATTCAGATACAAAGGGTGTATTTTCTTTTGTGTTCTATGATGGTAGAATGGTAACTCCTGTTATTGACGATCTCGATATCGTCCATCTACGTGTCGCAGAAGACGTTATCTTTCTTTATGAGTGTTTAAGCAGAGGTATTAATACAAGAGCATCAACTGAATGGACGTATGATAATCGTTCAGCGGTTGATAAAAGCCTTAGACAAACACGTATAGTATGGACAGGCATGTTCGATGAAGCAGAAGAAATCGAGAATTTTTTTCAGACTGATGAACATTATGATGCTATGAGATATATTCAGAAAAAGTATCCACACGCTGTAAAAATATTTGAAAAAGACGGAAAGATGAAAAACGTTAAATATTGGTCAAGAGTATATAAACCAAACACTACTGGTCCACTGGACAACTTTTAGGATAGTAAAATGAAATTATTAGTTACTGGAGCAACTGGATATATCGGCTCTCATTTCGTAGAACTTGCGGCAGAACATGGTCATGATGTTACTGGTACTGACTTTAATATGGATCAGAACGAGATTACAAAATTCTGTTCAGAAGTAATTCCATGGGACTTTAGAAGACTGCCAGAAGATGTTCATGCTGACTATGACAAAGTAGTACACCTTGGCGCTGCCAACAGCGTTCCCAAGTCTGTTAATGACCCATGGCTATACTATGAAACAAATGTAGTTGGCACAAGAAATGTCATTGAATATGCAAATTGTGATCACTTTATCTATTGTTCTACTGGCTCTGCATTTGACCCCATCTCTTCTCCGTACGCTAACACAAAGTATGGTGGTGAACTTATCACTCAACAATTTAATGAAAAGTGTAGCATTGTAAGATTTTATAATGTAAGTGGCAACAATGGTTTTTTCAAATTTGATGACGAGTACAGCCATCTTATCCGTAAAGCTGCCGCAGTTGCAAATGGCATGTTTGATAAGCTATATGTTTATGGGACAGATTATGATACAAGAGATGGCACCACAATTCGTAACTACACCCACGTAACGGACATTGTAGAATCTCTTATTAAAATTACGAATAATGAGCCTACCGGAGTGATTGATTGTCTTGGTGTGCCTGCAGGAAACTCTGTTAAAGAAGTAATAGATACTATGAGAAGCGTTTCTAATACTCAGTTTGAAGTTGTAGAAGGTCCAAGACGAGAAGGTGATATTGCTGTATCAACTGTACCTTATGCTTCAGAATATTTTAAGCAAACTAAAACACTTGAACAAATGTGTTATGATGCATTAAATCACGAAGGAATATAAAATGTTAACTGCCGATATTAATCATGTAAAAACTGTCGAAGAATTCTATAATGAAATTCGTAAACAGCAAGAAGAATTTCACGGAGAAGACTATTGTGCTATGCATGATGCAATTAGGTTCTATCTATTGAATTGTGATTCATATAAAGAAATTGGAACGCATCAGGGTGCAAGCGCGGCAGCCGCAATGACAGGTGGTAAGATTCCATCTTATATGGAATTGATTGATATCAATCATGAGAAGTACCGTTGGAAACTAAAGTCTCTTGCTGAACCATACGCAAAAGAAAATAACATCGAACTTGTAGTAAAAGAAGCCGACTCTACTTCACTTGCATCGCTATCACACAAAGCTGTGGACATGCTTGTAATTGATTCTTTACATAAAAGATCTCATATGGAACAAGAATTAGCATTACATGCACCTACCGCTACAAAATATATCATTGCTCATGACACAACAATCGCACAAGATAATCCTTTAGATGCACTTTATAGATGTCTTGCTAATTTTTGTGAAGCGCATCCTGAGTGGAAAATCATCGAACGTGGTGAAAAGAATGTTGGTTACACAGTATTGAAGAAAAACTAATATTATGGAAGCATATGCAATCACAATGGCTAATAGCGAAGTTTCGCTAAAAGGCTTTAAGAATTTAGAAGCGTCTTCTAGAAAAGTAAATAATTCTTTTAAGATTAATAAATTTGATGCTATTATACCTAATATGGTAAAAGCTATAACAATAGGTAATGGATTAAAATGGAATTACCCGTGGTCGGGTTCTCAGACTGATATGAAGTCAGGGCTGGTAAAGTCTGCATATGCAACAAGTAATCCAGAAACTCGTATTGCATGTGCATTGAGCCACTGGTTACTATGGAATAAATGTCTCAAAGAAGATACTCCAATTCTTATCTTAGAACACGATTCTTTTTTTCTACATAAATTAGATTACAAATCAATATTAAAATCAAACTATGATAT